TCGCGACATATTCAAACCGCAACACCAAAACGGGCAAGGTCGTGCAGACTTATATCTTGCGCTCGGATATTAACCCACTCGAGGCCAGCAAAACGGGCGAAGACTTTTCAATCTGTGGATCGTGCCCCATGCGCGGCGAAGTTACGACGGATCCAAAGCGCAAGATTGCCAAGGGCCGCAAGTGTTATGTTAACTTGGGCCAAGGCGTTTTAATCGTTTTCAAATCATTCTTGCGTGGCGTTTATAAAGAGGGCGACCCGCGCACCATGGGACGCGGTCGCTTCGTGCGCGTCGGGACATACGGAGACCCCGCCGCCGTCCCGTCCGAAGTGTGGGACGAATTACTAGCAGAATGTGAAACTTGGACAGCGTACACGCACCAAAAGCCATGGCGTCCAGATATCGCGATGCAATCCGCCGACAGTTACGACGAAGCCAAGGCCCATTGGGCCAAAGGTCGTCGCACATTCCGAGTGATTGTGGATCTAGGCGACATCGACAAATCAAAAGAGACGCTGTGCCCTGCATCAAAAGAGGCGGGTCGCCGCGTCCAGTGCACAGCATGTAAACTTTGCAAGGGATCCAGCCTAGCAAAATCAATCGCGATAGTAGAACACTAGAGACCAGGGGGCCACGGCCCCCTTTTTCTGTGCCATCGGCACAGGCACATAATACTACAAGACCGCAGGGTCGCAGGGTCGCAGGGTCGCAGACATTTGATCAAGCAAACGGGGCCGCAGACTTTCGAACAAGGCCGCAGGGTTCGAGAACCGTTGGCCCTCCGCACCTTTGATGCCCCCGAAGATGAGACTTGGCCCCTGATCCCCCCCAAATAAATATAGATCCTTCGTAGAGAGGCTCTTTACCAAGAAGAAACTAAGACCACCTCGGGCGTAATAGGCCATATGCCACGCCGCTTGATGAGATGAGACTTTTACTGCGTTCCCCTTGCTTACCTTTAATTCGAACCAAAACGGTATGCCATCCCAGACAATGTGCACATCAGGAACACCGCCCCCATGCACGTTTTCAATCCGAGTTGCGAATGCTTTCTTGGGTAGGTTCGACCTCAACGTGTTCCAAAAGTTGGCCTCTGGTCCCTTGCTCATCTGTTATATCCTCCGCTGTGCCATCGATCACGAAGGCTTGCGGATATTGTTTCTGTAACATTGCAAGTCGGGCAGTTATTTCATCCCTCGAGAGTTGATCAATAGTGTTTATTGTTTCACGCCTGTCGATGGTCAGACCACCAAGAGCAGAGCGTATCTTTTCTGCGTTGATTGCGGCAGAGAATTGCCCTGCCTCTTCTGCACCCAGAGATAATTTAAACAGACGCTCAAGCTGCCCGATGGTTGTCACACCATACTTGCGTTCACGTTCCTGTCGTAACTCTTGGATGTATTCCAAGACATGTGGGTAGTCTCGACCATTCAACAAGACCGAGGCTTGCTTTGCTGCTACGTTTTGTGCGTAGCCAGATTTCCTTGCACACTCTGCGTTGGAATAGATCCCTTCCACGATGTGTCGAGCAAAAGTCTTTTGCCGATTGGTCAGTTGGCGACCATGTTCTTCTTCAATCTTTTTCTGTACCGAACCCATGCCTGTCTCCGATTTTCCACAACCATAGTACAAGTATTCCCTGTTGCCAAGATTTCTATATAGGATGTTCCCAGAGATAAAGTGTAAACACTTTGCCCTTTTTTTGCCATGGGCTGAGTTGTCAAATGAAAGGACACTGCAATTGTTTACGGTATTTTGTAAACTGTTTACGCTTAATTTTTAATCGGTGTAAACAAGGACCGAGGTACTAGGCCCTTGATACTATTAACTTTTTCCCTCTTCAAATCTACCTGTTTACGTTGTTTACAGAAATTTGCTCTGTTGGAGATGAAAAAAATAAAAATCTCTGGTAGCGTTCTATATGTAAATCAGTAACGGGCTTGACTTTCCCTGTTTGTTGTGCCATTCTCACAACCACACCACAAGTGTTTTATATTAGAAGGAGCAAAACTCATGAAGGTACTTATTGGTTGCGAGACATCGGGCATTGTGCGCGATGCATTTTTGGAGAGGGGCCATGATGCGTGGTCCTGTGATCTGTTACCGTCGGACACGCCGACCAACCGTCACATTCAGGACGACATTCGGAACGTGATGCAGGATGACTGGGATCTATTGATGGTGGCACATCCACCATGCACGAGGCTGTGCAATTCTGGTGTGCGTTGGTTATCGTCGCCGCCCCCGAACCGTACGCTCGAGGAGATGTGGCGTGAGTTGGACGAGGGTGCGGAGTTATTCTCTGCTGTATGGAACGTGCCGCACATTTCGATGGTGGCTGTTGAGAACCCTGTCATGCACAAGCATGCGAAGGCTCGGATCAGAAACTATGTGCCGTTTGCCCAGAGCATACAGCCTTGGGAGTTTGCCAAGTCTGAGGACAGTGGCGACAATGTAAAGAAGCGCACATGTTTGTGGCTCAAGAACCTACCGAAGCTGAACCGCACTGGTTCTCTTGATGGATCGACGGCGCGAGATGAGTGTCACAAGTTACCGCCGAGCGCGGATCGTTGGAAGCTGCGGTCTAAGTTTTACAAGGGCATTGCTGATGCGATGGCTATGCAGTGGGGGTGTTTGGCATGATTTTGTTGCAGGAGTATACGATCCGAGCGAACCGTGGTCGCCCTCGCATTTGGTTGGAGGGCAAGCGGTTGGTCGAGGCGGGTTACGAGCGCGGCGTTCGGTATAACGTAATTCAATTACCGTTGCGTGATGGTGGTATGTTGTTGGTTCAGAATGAAGAGGGGACTGGCAAGCGCAAGGTATCGGGGAAGGGAGACCGCCCGATAGTTGACATCGTTGGAGCGGAGATTGTGAACAGCAAGTTGCGTGTTGGCGATGAGGTCGTGATCACTTACGATTGTGATGTCAGAGAAATTTTAATCAGGAGGAAGGAAGTATGAAGATGGATCTGAAAGATTATCAGGCAGGTCGAGAGGCTGCGTCTAGGGAAATGTTGCATGAGGATTTTGAAGTCTACACTGCGCTAAAACTATTTGAGTTGGACCCTGCGGACACGCCCTTTCAACTTGGGTTTCAACGCGAGTTAGAGGAGGCGGTGTCAGGTCATGCCTAATCATTGTTATCAGCAAGTTCACATCTATGGTCCAAGGTTCTTGGTCAAGGAAATATACGATGGATTGACCGAGGGTGGATATGATCCGCACACGAGCAACTACGCTGTGAACCCGAGGTTCTGCCAATTGGTTGTGCCGATGCCGTTTGAGCAGTGGCTTGCCCCGAAGACCAAATGGGGAGGCTACGAGGTCGAGGGTTGGTACGACTGGCGTGTCAACAACTGGGGCACGAAGTGGGATGTCGTTAATGTTGAAATCACGCAATCCCTTTTGCTTCACGATGACGAGCCTGACACTGGTGACCCATGGAACATGAACGCCTCGTTCTCGTTCAACTGTTGGACTGCTTGGGCACCACCTGTTCCAGTGTGGGACAAGCTGCATTCGATGGGTATCAGCGTGGACGCTACCTATCAAGATGAGGGCGGCATGTTCGAGGGCGAGTACATCGACGGCAGCGACACCACTTGGACACCCGAGGATGAGAAGGAGATGGAAGATGCGTAAGATACCTTTCAACAACAAGTGGGATACGCTGACGGCGGAAGAGTTGGAGCGTATTTTGGATGAGGCTTTTCGAGCGGTAGCGAGGCGCAACAGTGATGGGTAAGATGAAAGAGTTATTGATGGAGTTGCAAGAGACGCCGATCATGACGCCTTGCCCTGATTGTTTGGGAACGGGGAGCGTTGAGTATGAGATCCCCCGACCCCATGGCCCTGACCGTGACGTTGGATACTTGGACACGGGGACCGAGGTTTGTGAGACGTGCGACGGCGATGGTCAGTATGAGCGTCTGTGTGATTGCGGTTCGCCTGTGACTAAGATCATGGGCGAGGACGCGGAGATTTGTGAAGAATGTTTTAGAGAAGGAGAAGAAACATGATCAAAGAATTTTGGCAACGGCTGACGCGCAAGCGTCAAAGTAACAAGAAGCTGACGAGGAAGGAGCAGATCCTTGCTGAGTTGGACCGAGGTGCGGGGACCGCGAAGCAGTTGGCTGACCGCATGGGAGTGAAGCTGACGATTGTTCGTTCGACTTTGTCTGGCCTACACAAGCAGGGTTTGATCAGGGACACGGGCAAGGCTGCGGGAGCCGAGGGAGTGTGGGAGGTTGTGAAGTGATTTATTACTACACGGCCTTGGTCATCAGTTACGCTCTTGGTGGCGAAGAGGTTAAGACTGTTGTGTGGTATGATCGAGAGCAGCATTGTCAGGAGGCGATGCGTGTTGTCGATCCGCTATACAGTCAGCTTTATGATTTGTATGGCAACGACATCATGGTCAGTTGTCATGTGAGTGAGAAGGTGTCGTACATTTTGAGACCGAAGTTGAGACCAGAGGAGTTAAGCAATGGGTGATGAGCAGTTGACTACGTTCCAAGCTGCACAATTGAAATGGCTCAAGCAGCAAGTGGATAACTTGGCGGACGAACGGTACAGGAAAGATGCGCGTCCGAACATACACCGTGAATTGTTTGCTGCTCGAGAGGAACTGGATGATTACGTCAAGGCTCTACGAGATGGAGGGTACAACATATGAGCAGGTGGACGAAGGAAGAAAAGGAATGGCAGGGGTACAGACGCCAGATGGCTTACAGACATTTTAACAGAGTGACTTTGCCTGACAACCCATGGGACGAGAAGGAAGAGGAGGATGAACGAGCACGACGAGAAGCTGCGGATCTTGGCCCTAGCGATACGAAAAGGGATTGACGTTCGAGGTCCCGAGGCGGTGTCGATATTAGAGGACGCCGCCGATTACATCGAATTTTTGTTTGAAGAGTGGGGTCGTGAGGACGAGGCCGAAGCCACCGCCCCCGAGGAGAATGAGTAAATGGATACCAGGCTAGATGCAATACGCGACCTGATAATTAGACGTGAAAAAGAGATAGATGAAATTGAATGGGCGGACCCGCAGGATCCGAGGATCGAGGGGCTGCTTCGCGAGTTAAACGATTACAAGAAACGAGAAGAGGACGGCGAGATATACGAGCCGAGGTTTTGATATGCTAACAGAAGTAAAAGAAGTAATCATCGAAGAGACGACGTACTCGGACAGTGCGTTTGGCGTGACTGAAGAGGGGGACGGTGTGTTCTTCAACGCTCGGATTGTGCAGCGCATGGGTCTGAAGGGTGGGCAGACGGTGCAAGCGTACCTTGTTCCTAACTTTCCTGATAAACGTGACAGCATACCGTGGAGGGCGATGCGTGTTGAGGTGACACACGAGCAAGAGAACATCGAGGTTGTGTCGCACACGCTGCTCGACAAGGTCCACCGCCTGTTGAAAGAGGACAACGGGTATTGGACTGCGCTTGAATTAGCGGAGGAACTCGAGGAGGACGTTAAGGTTGTGGATGACTTGTTGTCTAGAGACAAGTCGATCCTGTCCACCACTGCGTATTTCATGTGACTTGCATTCTGCATGCGACTGGTGTAGGGATAGGCAACATATTTCGTACAACAGGAGATCGACATGGCGAAAGCAAAAAAGAAGGAGGCACCAAAGTTCAAGAACGTAGCCGTTTTGTTGGACGACCACGCGATGCTTCATGAATTGGCAACCGAGGACCAGAGGTCCATGGCTCGACAGCTATCTGTCTTGATAAGAAAAGCCTATGAAAACAAGAACAACTCTGGTATGGTTGCCTCGTAAGGACACTCCTCCATACACTGCTCGATGAAGCTCCACGCCTGTGGCTTTGTCGCCTCAATAACTCCCCGCCTGGCTAGGTTTTGCACTGCAACGGCGGGGATTTTTTTATTCAAAGTCTTGTGGTGTGAGTTCCTCGAACCGAGACGCAGGTTTAAACATGCTGATCTTCACGCGCTGACGGAAGAAGGTAGCGTGTTGCGGATAGTCTCGGGCAAACCACTGGGTGTAAAAGGTTCGATGGTTGTTGTTCACCTTGAACGTGGTCTTGCCATCCACATCGGGACGGTCAGTGTGCCATCGGATGCGATGGAAGATACCTGACGACCCATAGTTTTGAAAGCCACGCTTGATCATCTCGAAGGTAAACCGACAGAACAGTTCGTATATCTCGGGGTGTTCCTTGTGGTACTTGATCGCGGCCTCTTCCATCTGATCGTATCGTGTTCGATCACGGGTAAAGTTCATCTCTACTTGTGTCATAGCTTGGCCTCGTTTGGTTTACCCTTCTTGCCTCGGCGCATACGCTCTGGCTCTTTACTGTAGCCTCGGATCTGCGTGACGTTGTGCTTCTTCATCCCTTTCAAGAATGCTTTGGCTACGTCCTCATCCAACCCTGTCTGCATTGAAAACTCTTTGGCCCCAGTATCGAGGTGCCTGAGACCACGCTTGTAGTCTACGATTGTTTCGATAGCAGCCTCGTGCTTTAGTCTATTGCTTTTAGTGTCAGCCATTCTCGTGCCTCTTCTCCTAATACTTTTGCACCGATATCAATCTTGGCGCGAAGGGACTTGACGATCTTCTCATCGATGGTGCCCTCGCATATCAGATCCACATAGGTGACGGGGTTCTTCTGACCGATACGATGCGCCCGATCTTCAGACTGGATCCTTGTCTCCAGATTAAAATCGTTGGCGTAGTATACCACAAGATCAGCTTCGGTCAGAGTTAAACCGTATCCTGCGGTAGCGGGGTTGCCGACAAAGTATTTCAGTGGGTGGTTGGGGTCTTGGAAGTTGCGTACGATATCGTTGCGTTCCTCATCCCCTGTGTCCCCGAAGTACCCTGCGGCGGAATGCTTGCCATACTTTTTCTGCAACGTAAGGACGATGGCTTGTATGTCATAGCGGAAGCGAGACCAGATGATCGCTTTACCATCGTGCTCTTCCATGATTTCTTCGAGCGCGTCCATGCGTTTGGTTGGGAAGGTAACGATCTTACCTTCGTCAGTCTTGATGTGGCCCGACAACACTTGCTGCAACCTGAGTAGCTGCGTAATTACCGCAGGTGCGGTGACCATCTCGCCATCATCGAACAGCATCAAGGCTTCCCGTTGGATGCGTTCGTACATCA